ATGAAAGTGCATGTTTTTGAAAAAATGAAAGAATTCCGTAAAACGGGACATATATCCGATCCATCCACATATTTCGTATATAAAAAATAGCTTCTAACTATTTATAGAATAGTAATCGGAGGTTATAATGAGTTTAGATAAAGAAATATTTGACGGAAAAACACTGTCCGACCTCTTCTCAGAAATTTATAAGAATACCGACTCTAAGAGACAACAAATTAATACATTTGTCTCTAAGTTGGTTATGCTTATTCGTACACCAGAAGATGCCGCGGTAATCGGACCTGTTATAAAAGATTTTATTGAGGTCAATGTGAAAAACGACGAACATTTAGTTCGTATTGCACAAATCGCACAACGCATTGTCGGGGCAGCGTCCAAGGGTGAAAACATAGACGGACTACTTACCGAAGCAGAGAAGCAAGCGTTATTGGGTGATTTGAAGGCGGAATTTGATGAAATTAAACAAGATTCAGAAGAATTAGACGAAGCAATATTCGCAGTATCGAACAGAGTTAAGAAATGACATCAAATGGTGGATTTCGAGTAACCAATAGACAATCGGGACTATCCACACTAAAACCTGGACAAAACACAGGTGGTGGGGTGGTTACACAACCATTTATATATGGTGTTGCTCAAGTAGAATCTATTATTATCAATGAAGAAGGATCTGGTACTAATATACGAGATGACAAACTGGCAGCAAAAACTGCTGGTCGAGTTAAAATTAGATTGTTGGAGTTGGATCAGGTAACACGACGAAAAGATTTATATGAATCCGATCCATTAAATCCATATCAATCAACATTTCCTCTGGTTGGTGAATTTGTATTGGTTTTCAAAGCACTGGGTAAATATTATTATGTCGGACCAATTAATGTGGATAGACATATAACACAAAATGCAAGACCATTATTAGGTGATATGGTAGAGGCAGCGCAACCCGGAAAAATACGAGATCGACAAAGAGAAGCCAGAGAAGGTATATACAAAACACCCGCGCAGATAAAAACCAAACCTGGACATCAATTTAAAGAAGCCGACAAGGTACAATCTGTAAAAAATTTCGAAGGTGATGTAATTTACCAAGGACGATATGGACATAGTATTCGATTTGGTACTAGTCAAATGCACGAAACACCATCCAGACAATCACCAAATATTGTATTACGAACAGGCCAATCAAAGGAGTCGGGTAAAGTCGAAGATAAGAAATCTTCTCTTACCATAGAAAATCTAGATGCCGACGCAACATCCATATATTTAACATCCGACGAAGTATTACCATTTACGCCGGCAACAAAACAGAGTGAAACTTTTTTGTTTTCTATGGTATCAAAACCAACTTCATTTGATGGTGCACAACTTTTAGTTAATTCTGACACAATCACGCTTAATTCTAAATTAAAGTCAATCTATCTGTTTAGTAAAGAAGGAATTCATATGAATTCCCTACGACAGGGGATAACTATAGATTCCGAAGGACCGATTACCGAAAGAACTTTGCAAGATATAACTTTACTTGCAAAACAAAATATGATAGGTAAAGCAAAACTGGATATATTTTTCGCAGGTGGAGCGGATGTTAATATTGACGCCGGTCGTTATGTGGTTATTAGAAGTAATGAAACATATCTAGGTGGATATAATGACCGAGCAGAACCAATTGTTATGGGAACCACACTCAAAAAATTCTTTTTAGAATTGTTAAAAGTTATAATGAGTACGCAACCTCTGGTGCTTGGACCAACGGGAACAATAAATCCAGCAGTTGTTGCTAGATTGTGGATGACATATATGCGATATCTTGTTATACCTGGACCTCTTAATGCACGGTGGTCATCGAATGATAATTTCGTTGTGAAAGTAAATGAAAAAACTCAATCGTCTTCAGGATTACTTGGGAATGGTATTCAAATTTAATATAACATGTCTTTAAATAAAATCTCATCATCTATCAATAAAATTCGTAATACTTTAAGTTTGGCACAAACTGCGGTGAGTAAAATGCCAAATTTAACGAATGCGACAAAAACAAATATTGTAGCATTGACTCGGCAACAAGAATCACAAAATATACCTGTTTCTAATTCATTATTGGAATTATCTGGTAAGTTGAAACGAGAAGAAGATTCAAAAAATATTACTACCCAATTATCAAACTTTACACCGGAAATAATTGATAGTGTTGTTCAACGACGAAGAGGAACAAACTCTCAAATTGAAGGTGAAACAACTACAAATAGAAATACTAGATCCAAAGCAAAATCTAGAATTTTAAAAGGTGTAGACCCACTAACAGCAAAAACGGCAGAATATGCGAAAGATATACTTGCACTGGGACTACAAAAAACTCAATTAACAAATCAATTGAGTAAAACAGAAGCTCAAATATCTGCATTATCATCCAAAATTCAATCGTTAACAAATGTTGGTGCTTCGGCGGATGTTATTAGACAATACCAAGATCAACTTGAAGCTTATGCTAATTCGTACGACCAACTAAAAATTAAATTAGAAGGAATTAATGAATTATATAAGAAACGATATGAATTGTGGGATAAATTACGCAGAAAAAAACAAGAATTTCAAAAGAAATTTTCTGATAATTATGATAAGTTTTTAAAACTACTTAATAAATTTAAAGAAATACCACGAAAACTTAAATTTCCAAAGTTACCAAAACTTCCAACATTCAATGTTCGTAAATCTAATTTGCGGATGAAAATTCGAGATTTAGTCGATAAAATTAAAAAAGAATCGCAGAAAACATCGAAGGTTGCGTTGGAGCAAGCAAGAAAAGAATCAAAAGAAAAAATTAGAGATAATAAAAATGCAGACGCCTTCCAGAAAACAATAGCAAATACCAGAAAGGCATTTTCAGAAGCAGTGGCAAGATACGAACAAGTAATAGCAGCGAAAAATGCAGCAATAGATACAGTCACTAATCAGACATATGATCAGATTCGAAGAGTTCGTTCAGGTGTAACTGCTGCACAACAACAAATTGAAAGCACCATAGATACCGCGGCAGCTTCTCAAAATGCTACAGTATTAAAAATACGAGAAGCGCAAAAAAAAGCAGAACGATTACGAAATTCAACATTAACAAGTTTGGATGCAGCAAACTCTCTGGTAAATCGAGCAGCGTCGGGAATACAATCTGCGCAACAAATTTTAAATGGACAATTAGTTGGTAGTGATATAAAAAGTTCTGCTGTGGTAGATAATATGACTGTCGCAGAAAAAACGAAAACAGACGAATTAAATGTGAGTATAACGCAGTTTTTAAACTCAAATAATATAAAAAATTTTATAGTTGGTATTGGGAAGGGGGCCACATTGACAACCGCCAGACAAATGTCGTTGTCAATAGATAAATTTACACAACAATATCCTAATATTAAATATGATATTTTAAGTAGAATTGGAAATGTTGACGGGGTGTACATATTAGTAACAGTGACATACCAAAAAGTATAATATAATTGTTTAATTTCACATTAGTTTGATATTTAAATAAAGGGTCTAAAAGGTTATAATTTTTTAAGGAGATACGAATGGACAAAGCATTATTTCGAGCATATGTAAAAGAATTGGTAAAGGAACAAATGGACGAATCGGTGGAAAAAACTGTTCGGAAGTTACTTCCTGCTATACTGGACGAAGCTATAGCAGAAATTAAAGGTACCCAACGAATTGTAGAATCTGCTCCTACCAAAAAATCTTCTATTGACCGTTCAAAATTAGCAGCTATGATGGGACTGGAACGAATGGGTGACACGTTATCGGCAAGTACGGACAGAATGATCATGCCAGACAATGCCACGGTAGATATTAACAATCCCAATGTAAAACCCGCCGTGGACGCTATTAATCGTGATTACAGCCAACTCATGAAAAAAATGGGGCTTGGTAAGTAATATATGTCAAAAACAGTATATTTGGGATCTCCGTTACCATTACAACGATCTTCTCGTGGGTATTTTGCAACCACAGCGGATGCGTTGGAAAACGAAAAGTCAAAATTTATTAATTTGATGTTAACTATGAAAGGAGAACGAGTAGGTAATCCTGGATTTGGTTGTGATCTCCCAAAATTACTGTTTGAACAAAAAACCACGGAAGTTCAAGAGCTAGCACAGCAGTATGTGCTTAATGCCGTAACCCAGTGGATGCCGTATTTGAGATTACGACAAGTACAAATATTAAACGAAGAAACATTTTTAAATGATAATAGTATTTTATTGTATGTCCAATATGGGTTTGTAAATAATCCTTTGGCGGTACAATCTGTACAATTAAGAATTGGTGAAGTTGCGCAAGGAAGCTTGATCAGTTCTGGAAGATTAACTACAATTTGAGATAACGCATGTCATTAAACAATAGTGTGGTTAGAAAATTACAGAATGTTACATCCAAAGAAGTAAAATATCTAAATAAAAATTTTAGAGATTTTAAAGCTGATTTGATAACATTTACAAAACAATATTATCCTTCAACATGGACAGATTTCAATGAATCAAATCCAGGAATGATAATGTTAGAACTTGCTGCATATGTTGGTGATGTATTATCTTTTTATATTGACAATCAATTTAAAGAAAATTTATTAGCATACGCAGAAGAAGAAAAAAATATTATTAATATTGCACAAGCGTTTGGATATAAACCAAAGACAATAATTCCGGCGGTTACCGAAGTATTGATATCACAAATTGTACCCGCAAAAGGTCCTGATGATGGATTTGTTCCTGACTCAACATATATGTTAAGAATTGATAGAAATTCTACATTCTCAACAACAGGTGAAAATATTGTTTCGTTTCGGAGCTTAGAATTTGTGGATTTCGCAGATTCAACAAATCGATCTATACAACCATATCAAATTAGTGATGACACATTACAAATTACTACATATCTTATAACAAAAACTGTAAAAGTAATGGCTGGACAATTGCGTACGCAATCGTTTTCTTTCGGAGATCCTTCGAAATTTTCTACAATTGTTCTGGGTGATAATAATGTAAATTCTGTATCGAAAGTTTTAGATTCCGAAGGAAATCTATGGTACGAAGTAGAATATCTCGCGCAAGATACTATTATCGATGATAAAGAAGTCGTATATACTAACAGTGAATCGGAATCAACAAATCCATCGTATACAATAAAATTTAGAACGGTCCCTCGTAGATTTGTTACCAGATTGAACAACGAAAAACAATTACAAATATTATTTGGGTCTGGGCAAGGTAATGTATCGGAAGATATTGTTTCTTTGGATGCACGACAAGTAGCAAACGAAGATTATACAACTAATTTAGCAAGTGTATCGTTGGACAACACAGATTTTTTAAACACAGATAGTTTTGGATTATCACCCGCAAACACAACATTAACAGTTGAATACTCGGTTGGTGGTGGAATTGAAACTAACGTTGCATCGGGTACTATAACGGAAGTTGGTGTATTAAACATAGTAAACGACACAACGGAATTTAATTCAGACGAATTGGCATTATTTAATGATATCAAATCTACCGTATCAGTGTTTAACGCAATGCCAGCAACGGGTGGATTGGATGGTGAAACTGTAGAGGAAATTCGTCAACGAGCACTATCGTTTTTAAATGCACAGAATCGTGTTGTTACTCGCGAAGATTACGAAAGTCGTGTATTAGCAATGCCAGCTAAATTTGGAGCTGTCGCAAAGGTATTTGCCGTATCTGACAATCAACAAAATAAGATTCAAGCATTACCACCAAATATTAATTTACAAGATCAAGATTTAGATACTAACCGTGTATATGTTGAAGATAATCCAAAACCTAACGCTATTAACTTGTATATGTTGGGATACAATCAAAGTGGTAAATTAACCACATTGAATTCTTTGGTAAAGAAAAATGTACAATCATATTTATCAAAATATAGAATGTTAACTGATCAAGTAAATATCTTAGATTCGTTTATAGTGAATATTGGAGTATCATTTGACATAACAGTATATAAAGGATATAATTTACAAGATGTATTAGCTATATGTTTGGACGAGATTCGTGCATATTTCAATGTTCGTAAATGGCAAATTAATCAACCAATTAAACTATCAGATCTTCGGGTATTGGTTGTTGCACAAGAAGGAGTGCAGAGTGTGAATAATTTGGAAATTACAAATAAATATTTTTTCAAAGATGGGCGAGATTACCAAAATTATCGTTACGATATAGCAGAGGCAATCGTTGATGATGTATTATATCCATCATTGGATCCATGTATATTCGAGATACGATACCCAGAAACAGACATAGTGGGGACGGCAAGACAATGAGAATAATACTAACATCGTCCGCAGATACAACTTTGTATCAACGATTTCCTACTAATAACGCTGGATTGGATGAAATATTAGAAGTAGGTAAAGTGGCCGCTCCTGAAGATTTGGGAATAGCATATACTGGTAGTTCTGCTCGTACATTAATAAACTTCACACTACCCGCAAGCGGATCAACGCCAGCAACTGCGTCATATTTTTTAAATCTTAAAATAGCAAACGCAGAAAAGTTACCAATTAACCAACAAATATTAGTCTATCGAGTGTCATCGTCGTGGACAGAAGGATCGGGATATTTTGTACAACAAACACAGAACGCCGGTGACGGTGCAACGTGGAGACAATCCACAGCTGCCGTATCGTGGAGTGTGGATGGTGGTCCGATAGTTACTACACCATCACAAAGTGTAACATTGAGTGAGTATCCATTACAAGATTTGCGTATTGATGTCTCATCTATTATGCAACCGGTTGTGTCTCAATCATTAAATTGGTATGGATTGGCACTACGAGTCCCACCGGCAAGTGACAGTGATCAAACCAACGCAGGGAACATTAAGTTCTTTTCTCGTCAAACGCATACCGTACATGCACCTACATTAGAAATATTGTGGAACAGTGCAGTATTTACTACTGGATCGTTGAAACCAATTCCCAACACATCGGATATTATGGTTATTCCGCGTAACGCAGCAGAAACTTATATTAAGGGAACGAAGCAGAAAGTACGATTTGTGGTTCGTGACAAGTACCCCCAAAAGAATTTTGACGCAACACTTCGATATAAGAACAAGTATTATTTACCACAAACTTCGTATGTTAGTGTTGTGGACTATCAGGCAGGAACTTCGATAGTTCCATTTGATAATGGATCAAACATAGAATGTGATGCAACGGGTTCGTATTTTATACTGGACACCACACCATTATACAAAAATAGATACTATAAAATTTCTTTAAATATAAACAATGGGGATGAAGATAATTTCATTCTTCCGGAATTGTTTACTTTTATTGTAAAGTAATAATAAACTTACTGCAACGGAAGTAACATAATATGGCAGATGTTCGTTACATAGAGAAAACATATATAGAAACACCAGATTTTCAAAGTCCACAAGAAGACCTTACACTTCGTATAAAATTAACGGATGGTGAAGAGGTATTGTTTACTGCTGAAAAAGAATCT